GGAACAATAACAGTCGGAGCTAACGATGCTGGACATGATGTTAAGTTTTTCGGTGATACTGCTAGTGCTTATGCACTATGGGATACTTCTGCTGATGATTTAATTTTAGCAGGTGATGCAGGACTGATAGTCCCAGACGGACAACTTACGTTAGGTAGTACTGCAATTTCGGCAACAGCGGCAGAACTCAATCTAATTGATGGTGGAACTGCAAGAGGAACTACTGCCGTTGCATCTGGTGATGGGATTTTGATTAATGATGGTGGAACTATGCGAATGACTAATGTTGATACTGTTTCAACATATTTCGCAAGTCATAGTGTAGGTGGGTCTAATATTGTGACAACTGGTGCATTAAATTCTGGTTCAATCACTTCTGGTTTTGGAACTATTAATAATGGGTCTTCAACTATAACGACCTCTGGTGCAATTACTGGTGGTTCTTTAGTTGCTGACCTTACTACTATCGATTCAAATGGGATTACTACTTCATCTGGTGATTTTACAATTAATCCTTCGGGCAATATTGCTGTAGGAAGTAATAGAATTACTGGTTTAAGTGATCCATCATCAGCCCAAGATGCCGCAACAAAGGCATATGTTGATGCAGTTAAAACTGGATTAGATGTTAAAGATTCAGTTAGAGTTGCAACAACTGCAAACATTACTATTGCAACCGCATTAAATAATGGAGATACACTTGATGGTGTAACTCTTGCTACTGATGATAGAGTTTTAGTAAAAAATCAAGACACAGGTTCACAAAATGGTATCTATGTTGTAGCTGCCTCTCCTGCACGATCAACAGATTTTGATGCAGATTCAGAAGTTACAGCGGGTGCATTTACGTTTGTTGAAGAAGGTACTACTAATGCCGATTCTGGTTGGGTTCTAACTACAGATGATGATATTACAGTTGGAACTACTGCTATAGCATTTGCACAATTTTCTGGAGCGGGACAAATCACGGCTGGAACTGGTCTTACTAAATCGGGAAATACCATAAATGCAGTTGGTACGGCTGATAGAATTTCAGTTGCAGCAGACGCTATTAATATTGATACTGGATATGTAGGACAAACTTCACTTACAACTCTTGGAACAATAGGAACTGGAACGTGGGAAGCAACAGATGTTGCAGTAGCACACGGTGGAACTGGTGTATCAACTTTTACTTCTAATGGGATTTTATATGGTAATGGAACTAGTGCTGTTCAAGTAACAGCCGCAGGAACCGATACTTATTTTTTATACTCTAATAGTGGAACTCCCGCTTGGACAAATACGGTTGATGGTGGGACTTTCTAATGGCAATAATAATAAAACCAAAAAGGTCTGGGTCATCCGATTCAGTACCTACTACGGGCGATTTAGCAGATGGTGAAATTGCAATCAATACGGCTGACCAAAAAATATATGCTCGTTCCAGTAGTAGTATTGTAAATTTAGGAACTGGTACGACTGCATCTGCAGCTGAACTTAATATTTTGGATGGTGCTACAATTTCAACGGCTGAACTTAATGCAGCGGCATCTACAGGAAAGTCAATCGCTATGTCCATTGTTTTCGGTAGTGGTTAATAATGAATAATGAGGAATGAGGAATCGTATCGATGGCAAATCCCAACATAGTAAGTGTAAGCAGTATATATGGTGAATCAGTTGCTTTTCATTTAACAACAACATTGACCACCACTCTTTTGACTGTTTCTTCTAATAAGCTTTTAAAAATTAATAGTATTTCTTGTGCGAATGTGGATGGAACTAATTCCGCAACATTTAATTTGTATATTGCAAAAGCGAATTTTACATCCGGCGGTGTGACAAATTTTGATACTTCTGGGGATTTTTATCTTGCAAAAACAGTTAATGTTCCTGCGGATGATATTTTGAATCTTCTTGAAAAACCGATTTATATGATGGAGGCTGATGTATTGAAAGGTGGTGCAAGTGCTGCAAGTGATCTTGATCTTTTTGTTTCATACGAAGTTATAGATGATGCATAATATACACAGAAAGGATAATTAAATGGCAAATCTTATCGGGGGAAAACAAATTGCAGTTTTAAATGATGTTACTTCTACTGCATCCGAACTTAATATTTTGGATGGTGTTACTTCTACTGCGGCTGAACTTAATCTAGTTGATGGATCATCAGCAGGAACAGTAGTCAATTCCAAAGGAGTAGTTTATAGTGGAACAGGAACGATTGCAGGAGCACTTTCTACGGCAGCACAAGGAAATGTCACATCTCTTGGGACACTTACAACTCTCACAGTTGATGATATTAATATCAACGGAACAAACATTGGGCATACGAGTGATACAGACGCTATTGCAATTGCATCAAGTGGAAATGTAACTGTATCACAAGATCTTTCTGTTTCTGGTGATCTTACAGTAAGTGGTACAACAACTACTGTAGATAGCACAGTATTGACAGTTGTTGACCCAATTATCCATCTTCAAACTGCATCGGGTGGTGGTGCATTAGGATCTGACACAAATAAAGATGTTGGTCTTGCACTTCAATATCATACAGGTTCGGCTGCAAAAACTGCATTTCTTGGTTATGATGATTCGGCTGGAAAATTAACTTTTATTCCAGATGCAACACTTTCTTCAGAAGTTGTTTCTGGAACTGTTGGAACAATTGTTGCAGACCTTGAAGGAGATGTAACTGGAACTCTTCAAACAGCTGCACAAGGAAATGTTACATCATTAGGAACTCTTACAACTCTTACAGTTGATAATGTACTTATTAATGGAACTACCATTGGACACACAAGCGACACCGATTTGTTGACACTTGCAAGCGGGATTGTTACAGTCGCAGGAGAACTTCAAGCGACAACTCTTGATATTGGTGGAACGAATGTAACATCAACTGCGACAGAACTCAATCTTCTTGATGGATCAACAGCTGGATCAGTGGTTAATTCAAAGGCGGTGGTTTATAGTGGAGCAGGAGCAATTGCTGGAACACTGTCTACTGCAGCTCAAGGAAATATCACATCTCTTGGAACATTGACTACATTAACGGTAGATAATGTTGCAATTAATGGTGCAACTATTGGACATACTGGTGATACTGATTTAATGACGCTTGCAAGTGGTATCCTTACAGTTGCAGGTGAAATTTCGGCGACTACTCTTGATATTGGTGGAACAAATGTAACATCAACTGCTGCAGAACTAAACAAATTAGATGGTATGTCGGGCACAGCAGTAGGAACAACTGATACACAAACTCTCACTAATAAAACACTTACAAGTCCAGCAATTAATACTGGTGTGAGTGGTTCAGCAGTACTGGATGAAGATGATATGGCGTCTGATAGTGCAACACAACTTGCAACTCAACAATCTATCAAGGCTTATACAGATGCAACTTCATCTGCAATGGCAATTGCTCTTGGTTAAATATGCAAGAACATAGAACTTACTTAGGCAATCCTTTACTCAAATCCGCATATGTTCCCCAAGATTTCTCTGAGGAACAGGTTGGGGAGTATATAAGATGTCAACAAGACCCCCTTCATTTTATATCTGAACATATAAAAATTGTTTCAGTTGATGAAGGATTAATTGAGTTTGATGTTCGTGATTATCAAAAAGACATGATTGATAGATTTCACAATGAACGATTTGTGATCTGTAAAATGGCCCGCCAATCTGGTAAGTCAACTACAATCCTTGCATACCTTCTCCACTACATCCTTTTCAATGAAAATGTTTCGGTTGCAGTCCTTGCGAACAAAAAGGCAACTGCAATGGAACTTCTTGGTAGATTGCAACTTGCATACGAGCATATGCCGAAGTGGTTGCAACAGGGAATCTTGATATGGAACAAAGGAAACATTGAGCTGGAAAATGGCTCTAAAATTCTTGCCAGTTCTACTTCTGGTTCTGCAATTCGAGGTGGAACTTTCAATATCATTTTCTTAGATGAATTTGCATTTGTTCCTCAGAACATTTCTGAAGAGTTTTTTAGTTCAGTATATCCTACTATTTCATCTGGTAAAACTACAAAGGTATTCATCGTTTCTACTCCAAACGGCATGAATATGTTTTACAAGTTGTGGACAGATGCAGAAGAAAAAAACAATGATTATTCTCCTATTTCAGTTCATTGGTCACAAGTTCCAGACCGAGATCAAGAGTGGAAAGATAAAACGATACGGAATACCTCAGAACGACAATTTCAACAGGAATTTGAATGTTCGTTCTTGGGGAGTTCCAATACTCTTATCTCAACTGAAAAACTTATGTCGATGCCGTTTAAACAACCAATTTATCAACATGAGGGATTGGATGTGTATCAAGAACCAGTATTGAACCACACTTACGTTATGGTGTGTGATGTTGCAAGGGGAGTTGGACTTGATTATTCTGCATTTTCTGTTTTCGATGTTACAAAACAACCATATCGACAGGTTGGGAAGTATCGGAAAAATGATATATCACCGATGTTGTACCCTAATATTATCTTCACAACTGCACAGAAATACAACGAAGCGTTTGTTCTGGTAGAGGTGAACGACATAGGACAACAAGTGGCCGACATTCTTTATCATGATATGGAATACGAAAACATGATGATGGTTACAATGCATGGTAGGAACGGACAACAAATTGGGGGAGGATTTTCAAAGAACGTATCAATGGGAATCCGCACAACGAAACAAGTCAAACGAATCGGATGTGCGACACTCAAGGATTTAATAGAAAGAGATAATCTACTCATTGAAGATTTTGATACAATTAGTGAATTGACAACCTTTATTGGAAAGAGTACATCGTGGGAAGCGGATGATGGGGCACATGATGATTTGGTGATGTCTATGGTTTTGTTTTCTTGGTTAGTACAACAAAGATATTTCAAAGAGTTGACAGACCAAGATATTCGTGAAAAGATGTTTGCAGAACAGATGAAGATGATTGAAGAAGAATTGGTTCCATTTGGATACATTGAAGATGGTAATGATCCAGATGAATTTCAAATTCCAGGCGATGATAATGTTTGGAAACCGGCCAGTGATAAAAATCAGTATGAATATTTTTAGAGATATTCCTTTTTTTTCTTAGATTCGGATTCAAATCCGAAGTCATCTTCTTCTTTTGTTATTTCAGTATTTAACAACAAAAGTAACGCATCTATTTCTTTTTCTAATTCTGGTCGAACATTGCGGAGTCGAAAGAGATATTTGACACTTTCTTTTTCAATCATTTCTTTACTTACACGAACTGAACTATAACTTTTTTTATTTTGACTCTTAGTTTGGAGTTCAAGATGTTCTGGGTTGACACAACCATTATTTTCACAGGTTTGATGAACTACCATATTTTCAGCAATATTTCCTTTGTATAACAGATATGAAAATCGATGTGCGGGCATAGATTTTCCATCAATTGAAAACATTCCATACCCCTGTTTTTGTCTGGCTGCATTCCAAACGTGACAGTCATTGGTTTTATTAACTTTTATATTAAAACGATTTATTGCTTTTTGTGGAAACTTCATGTTTATCGTACACTAAATATTATTCATCAATTACTGTTATTTATAAATATTCCATAAGAACAAATGTAATGTTCTAAAGAAACTCAATAAATTTTATATGGAGAACAAAGATGGCCTTTCAAGTAAGTCCAGGCGTTAATACCTCAGAAATTGATCTGACTAATGTAGTAGTCGGTGCAGGAACCTCCACTGGTGGGTTCGCCGGAAGATTCCGCTGGGGCCCAATCGAAGAAGTTACATTAGTAACAGATGAAGATAATCTGGTAAATATATTCCAAAAACCAGATGATAATAATTTTGAACATTTTTTTACTGCTGCAAACTTCCTTTCGTATTCAAATGCAATAAACGTTGTTCGTGCTGCAAATACGACTTCAAGTGAAGCTGGAGCACCAAAGAATGCTTGTGCAAATACTGGAACATATGTTAATGTTCAGATCACAACATCCGAAAGTTATTACACAGGTTATGATGATGAACAAGGTGGAACAGCATATAGTACTGCGGCAAACGGGCCGTTCGTTGCAAAGTGGGCAGGAGATTTAGGAAACACGTTCAAAGTATCCACTTGTCCAGCAGATAGACCTTCTGCGACATTAACTGGAACAGTTGCATGGACGGAATCTAGTGCCGCATCAAACCCTGGCAGGATTACAGGATCAGGTTCTTTATTTGGTATAGAACTTAGAGTTGGAGATGCTATTTCAATTACAGGAGAAACAGGTTTACATATTGTAACAACGGTTACTTCTAATACTATTGCTGTTGCACATTCAACCGATTCAGGTGACACGGCTGCAGTAACCGCAACCACAGGAGTCCGCCAAAAGAGATCGGCATTTCACACTATCGCTTCAAATATGAAGGGAACTGTTGCGGTAACTGCTGATAGTACTACTGTAACTGGAACAG